CGATATAACAGGAACTCCCGCAAGTGGTAAAACCGAGTTTGGGCTTGAATTACTATTCTATCAATCAGAAGTTTTTGGGTTAAGACATTTACTTTACGCACCTGATATTGGAAGTTATAACGAGATTAGAAGAAAGCTAATAGTAAAGTATTATCGTAGAAGTTTTAGGGGTTACGAGAACTCAATTACTGATTTAGATTTGATAAACGCAACGGCTTGGATTGATACTTATTTTTTGATTGCAGGCAAAGAAGATGCTAAAAAACCACTTTCCCCTATTGACCTTTGGAACTTTACTTGCGAGTATGAAGATAAAAACGGAATTGTTAACACTTGCTTTATTGATAGTTGGAAAAACCTCTATCACGATATACAAGGTAGAGAAGACCAATATTTGGATTATGTCTTAAGTTACCGAAACGAATTAGCAGAATTAAAACAAAGGCACTTTATGACAATAGCACACCCTAAGAACGTAGAATTTGACAAGGACACAAAGAAAAGACGAATCCCAGATGCAAATGATATAAGCGGTGGTGCAAGTTGGTATAGGAACGGCAAGGTAATTTGCTCGGTAGATTGGCCAAATAAAGAGAAAAACGATACAGATGTTTACTTTTCTAAAATCAAACCCGACACAATTGGAAAGGCTAAACCTTTGATTGGCTTTTTAGAATTTGATTGGAGAAAATCCCGATACAGAGAAACCTTAGAAAGTAAAATCTGCTATGCAGGAGAAGGAAAAAAGCTAAGAGAAGCGGGAGAATTTATAGGATTTGCAAGTGAAACTAAAACACCATTCTAATGGAAAATATAAACGTATTAAGCCTATTTGACGGAATGAGTTGCGGTCAGCAGGCACTTGAAAGAGTTGGAATAAAAGTAAATAATTACTTTGCAAGCGAGATTGATAAGTACGCAATCCAAGTAACTCAAAAAAACTTTCCTAATACTATCCAATTGGGTAGTGTATTAGATGTTGACGGTTATAAGTTGCCAAAGATTGATTTACTTATGGGTGGTTCGCCTTGTCAAAGTTTCTCTTTTGCAGGTAAACGCAAAGGAATGAGTACTAAATGCGAAACTGAGATTTTGACCTTAGAACACTATTTACAATTAAAGTCAGAAGATTACGAATTTGAAGGACAATCTTACCTGTTTTGGGAATTTATGAGAATTTTAAACGAAGTTAAACCAAAATATTTTTTACTTGAAAATGTGGAAATGGGGGAAAAGTGGGAAAAGGTATTAAGTAAAGCTATCGGGGTAAACGGTATTCATATTAATTCTGCTTTGGTTTCGGCTCAAAATCGCAAACGTATCTATTGGACTAATATAGGAATGCAACCAATGGGATTATTTGGTTATCCAGAAAGCATTATTCAACAACCAAAAGACAAGGGTATTTTGCTTAAGGATATTTTAGAAAGTGAAGTTGAAGAAAAGTATTTTTTGAGTGATAAAATGATTGCAGGATTTGAAAGGCATAAGGAAAGACATAATGACAAAGGAACTGGATTTGGTTATATTCCTAAAACTGAAACAGATAAAGGAAACTCATTAAGAGCAAATGCTGCTTTATGCCCTACTGATAATATGTTAATAGTTCACAACTTAATGCCTAGATCGTCCACAACGGGCAAAGGTGGAACAGGACCATTGAGTAGAAATGACGGTAAAACTTATTGTTTGGATACAGGAAATACAAATGCGGTTGAGATAGTGGCTCAAAGAGGCAGAGGCGAAAAAGGAAATATTGAGCAACAATTAGAAGCTCGCAAAGATGGAAAAACAAATTGCTTAACAAGTGTGCAAAAAGATAATTTAATTAGACAACTTAACCCATCTCTTGAAAGTGGTGGCAAACAACCATATCAACAAAATAGAATTTATGATACAGATGGAATTAGCCCTGCATTGTGCGCTAATAAAAGTGATTTGTTAATTACAAGCGGAACATTACGAACACATAAAGATGGAGAAGGATTTAGAGAAGTGCAAAGCGGCAAAGGAGCTACAATTCCTGCAAGAGCAAGAGAAGATGGAAGTGGTCAAAATGTTGTTGCAATTAATTCACGCATACGCAGATTAACGCCAATTGAATGCGAAAGATTACAAACTGTTAAAGACAATTACACTAACCACGTTTCAGATTCTCAAAGATACAAGATGCTTGGAAATGGATGGACTATTTCTGTAATTGCTCACATATTTAGCTATATAAAATAATGAACTACAAACAAGCATACGAAGAGACCTTTGGGCAGCTATATCTACTCAAGGCGCAGATGACTTTTGACGAACAAAAAGAAGCTAAGACCTTACATATAGTAAGTAAGTTAGGCAACGTCATCACAACTCTACACAATAGCGCAGAGCAAGCTACCGGAGAGCGGAAAGAAAAAGCCGAGAAGATTCTTACCGATTTAGTTTCAGTTCATCAGCACATCGGGCAACTATATCTATCAGAAATGGCAACCAAAGCAAGAAATCTGGAGTTGAACAAAAATATTTTAGAACTTGCAACTCGTTTAGAATCAGCCGAAAAGAGAGTTAAGGAGTTGGAGGGGATGGATAAATTTTAAAAAGTATTTTCTTATTAAGAATATTATTATAATTTTGTTGCATTATGACAAACACAAAAAGAAAAGCACTCGACCTACCAACTGAAGTAGTCAAGTTTTACCAACTTAAAGCTATTGAGCAAGATAAATCAGTAAAGAAGATTCTGGAGGAGGTTTTGATAAAAGCGGCTAAGATTGGAGAATAGTTTACTTTATACCCTAAGTGGTATGATAAAGCGCTTATTAACTATAATTGTACCCTATAAGGTATTTTAAATGATTCAAACAAAATGAATAAACTAAGCATACTTTTTGCAGTAGTCTTGTTAGGCTGCTCAAAACCAAAAGAACCAACCCCAACCCCAACCCCAAGCACATTCAAAGAAGATATAAATGTACGTTGGGAAACATCAGGCAAAAGTGGAGTTAAAATGGTAACTCTAAACGACCAAAAGATGATAATAGGCTCAAGTTATCTGCTAAAACCAAACGACAAGATTAAGTACATAATTGAGGCAACAGGAACTAAGGTAGTCTTTAGAGTGTTTAATAACAGAACTAAAGAAGTGATTTTTGCAGACTCAAGCGATGGTACATTTGGAGGAACATTTATCTATTAAGTATGAAGATATTAGCAGCGGTAATTTGCACAGATTTTAAAGCCTATTCGCTTAAAAAGTGTTTAGAAGCGATTAGAGCGGCAGGTTTTGAACAGATACTCCTAAACTACGAAGGAAATATTCCAAGCGATTTAGATGTAGATTATACCCAAGAATGGATATTTAACGGGGCAGGCAAGAATGAGCGCCAATTTGACCAAGACCAAAGTGCCAGATTGCCACTTATTTGCATAGCTCGTAATATGTGCTTAGATTTTGCCCAACAAGGTGGATTTGACTATATTCTATTCGTAGATAGCGATGTGGTTATTCCTTCCGACACTAAGACCAAACTATTTGACAATAACCTATACAAACTAAAATCGGGAATTGTAAAAGGTCGTGGCGTTCATTCTGGTGCGACTTATATGTTTTACCCTCACGAAGAATTAAACGGATGGCAAAGGGCTGACTATTTTACTTGTGGCTTTATGGCTATTCACAAAGATGTATTTTTTAGACTAAGATTTAGGTGGGGTTTACCGGTAAACGGTCAAACTATTTGCAGCGAAGACCCAATCTTCGCAGATGATGCAAGAACTATATTAGGCGTAAATTGGTGGGGTAGATTAGATTTAATCGCTGAACATTTAGGAGAGTTAAAAGAAGGAGAAACAAGTCAATTTTAAGCTATGGAATTAAAAATAATTGTACCCACACACATTTGGGAGTTTCAACCAATAATTCAAAATTGGAATGAATCAATAAGAATGCTAACAGGTTCTCAGAACTCTATTTATATAGAAACAATATTTGAACAAGGCGAAGCCCCAAGTGGAAGAAACATAAGACAAAAATATACAGATTTATTTGCAGGACAGAATGTTTATTGCCATTATTTAGACTGCGATAATCTTATAAGCATAGATGTAATGAATAAATTGAGGTTTATTGATACTACTAAGCCTAAGATAATAATGTTTGGGCAAATTTGGCATTCACAAGGCATTAAAAGACTAAATGCAATGCCAATAAATTGTCTACCTGCAAGATGCGACATAGCTCAACTTTTTGTTCACGGCTCATTCCTTAAAAATATGGTTTGGAGTTCCGACTATGAGAATGACGGACAATTTATAGCCGAACTATACAAGCGCTATCCAAATGACTTTATTTTTGTAAATGATGTAAACGTATGGTATAACGCACTTAAGCCTCACTCAACTCTTTATAACGGCCAAATAATAACAATAGCATAATGAACATAAACTTTA